AGATTCACCCCACGCTCAATCAGACCTTTAATGCCAATGGCAATCTGCCAAGGACGGAAAAATTCATGCTCCAAATCCTGTCTTGTTTCCAGAAAGTTGATGGAAAATTGACGGGAGAGGAAATCAGCGCGAGAAGTCATGGCATACCCCGGTAGGAAACCACCATAGGAATCTCCTGCTCCCATGGGGGTGAAATTAGCACTCTCTTGAGGAATCACCACCGCTTGCGCTGGGAGGATGGTGCCGCTCTTTGTCATGGCATTGGGAGAGATATTGGCTTTCCATTTCTGTCCAGCGTCCGAAAGAACGCTATTTATTGATGATTCCATGACACCATCTATTGATACAGTCCACAATACTGGTATCGATAGGCAGTATTTAGCTTCACCAGAGAAAGCCTGAAGGAAATCATTGATTTGTGGACCAGCCATATGTTATTATTTAACTGGCTATTATGATTAGACGTTATTATTCTAATCCGTTATAAAAATGATAAGAAAATGTGGCAGTGAAGTTAAGAATTTCACCAGTTCCATCTGCAATTGAATAGCCAATATCTCCGATATTTCTAAGGGATGCTCCCACAAGCTCAATAGTTTTGATTGTTTCCAATGGTCCACTTCCACGTTGGCATGGAATTTGAAGCACATCTAAAGTAATAATGGATTCAAATCCCGGCATACAAAGATTTCCTTGGGTAGTATTATTATCAAATAAAACTCTGCTTGCGCGTTCAAGCTTGGTGCGAATCTCCAATTGCTGATCAACATAGAATTCGACACTCCATCCCTCCGATCCCGGATAAGACGATTTACCATTCAAATTGAAGGTTTGACCACTGAAGTTGACTTGCTTATTTTCGATATCTCTTCCCGGTAGAGATGCGCTACGAGCATAAATTAGATCGGTATCACCATTTAAAGATAATCCAATGATATCAATTTGTTTGATGCGGAATAGGAAGTCTCTCGCAAATTGTTTTTGCGAAGCGATGTTCATGAAATTTTCAATTGTAGTAGCCATAATATTATTTAGTCATTTGGTTCAAATTATGTGTAATTGAATATATGAGGCATTTTTGCAGCAATGTGCAGCCGTGCCTTCTTAACAACTTCCGGTTTTTTGGATATAAGTTCCGATACGAATTGTTTCATCTCCTCATCTGATATTTCCTTGTATTGATTCATCTTGGATCGAAAATATTTTTTCAATTCCTCTATCTGTAACATGTTATAGTCACGGAGACTGATCTTTGTTGGGATATCAGGTGTTATAGATTGGTAACGCTGATCTTCATCAGGTGTGGTCACATCGGGAAAATCAATGCCGCCATAATCCATGAAATCATGGGAAGCGACTGATTCTCCGATCATCTCCGCATAGATGTTTTGAAGGGCTTCATACACATTAATTATTTAGTCTGTTATATTCAAAAACGAGATTACTACATTCTATGTCTTTATTAAAATCAACAATCTCTTGATATATTAATTTAAAACTTTTTTTAGCCTTTCTTTCACCGAAAGGTGTTCCGTTAGAAACAAATTGTTCTACAAATTATTTATTGTTCATATCTTTATTAAGCGTAACAGTTCTGTTATTGTAATTAGTATCAGACTAAAGAAAAACGTCAATGTTTTATTGACGTTTTTCTAAGATTAAATCAACTCTTCAAAGTTCGCATCAGAGCGGGTAGCCGTAAAAGTTATCAAAATAAACTCGGCGGTTCTTGTCGGTTTGATCAGAATATCAACCTTAAGTTCATTAGTATCAATAACTTGAGGAGTATTATTCCTTTCGTCACAAACGATTAGATAGTCGTAACAACCACCGTTCTGTTTCGCAAATTCAAAGATTGGCGTAAGAACATTCACCAAGCGAGTTCTAGTGAATTCGTTGTTGGGTTCAAACACGAAGAATTGTGCGGCTTTCTTAGTAGGTCTTTCCAGAGCGAGGAAGAGCCTACGAACATTGATACGATCAAATGCACTTGGTTTGCGGCTCATAGTCTTCTGACCGAAGACAACCACACCTTGGGCGGAAGAGAACATGACAGGGTTGATGTTGATCTTGTAGAACTCATCGCGCTGTTTCTGATTTGGATTGATTGCAATGTCCAGAGCATTAGTCACTAGACCACGGGTAAATCCAGCGGGAGCAGACCATGGGAATTCCGCAGAATCACTGCGAGCCATGATAGCAGCTTGGTATCCAGAGAATGGAAGCCAGACCTTTTCACCTGTGAAATCATCATAAGCCAGAACCCAGTTACCATAGGTGGCAGCATAGGAAGTGTTTTCCAATTCAAATTGGTGGCGCATAGCCCAATACACATCCGTCTGGAAGTTCTTGGTTCTATCAGAGAGAATCTTGGTGTTTCTACCAGTGACAACAATGTGACGAATTGGATCAGCAATGAACATACAATCACCCCGACCACCCGTATTACTTGGAAGGTTGCAGAAGTTCTCGAATTGGTTGAAGATTGCGCTGTAATTGGCACGAAGATCACTTGCGGTGGCGTTTAAGAAAATATCTTGAGAAGTTCTCAGGGAGTCCACTTTGGCTTTTAGAGCGGTAGTGTAGAGAGTATCATCATAGTAATAGGTTCCAGCAGCAGAAGCCATTGTGAAGATCGTTCCCAGACCCGCTTCAACAACCACATCAATGTCATAGATTTCGTCATTCTTGATGCTTTCCAGAGCGCGGTTAATCTTGGTTGGAACATTACCGATGATCTTTTCGGTGATCTGAACAGGATTGTAAGCACCAAGTGGATACAGAGCATTTGCGACTCCAACGCTTGTCCTAAGACCCGAAAGTGCGTGTGTATTGGCTACTATTAAATTAGCACTAAGAAGTGGGGTGGTAGCGTTAGTGGTTACAACACCTAATGCAGCGGAGATGCTTGCATAGTTAGTGGCAAGCAAACTATCAGTTACCACACGGATTTTCTTGGTTGGATTACCAGAGGCATCCAGCGAAGATTGGGTGAACTTGTTGGAGATGTATGGATTGACCATGATTTCCACATTGCGGGAATTGGTATCCTGCGTCTCAAGGAAGAATGGAACGGATGGTCCACCATTTGGATTGAGTTGAGTTCTGAAAGTATCAATGGAACCCACGATACGGTCATCCAATACATAATCCAACTTGAATGCTTCAGTGGCATACACACTCTTGCGGAGCTTGAATACGCCAATGTTCAGAAGGTCATCATCTTCCCTACCGTCAATGTTGTAATCAGTAAGGTTCTCCATGACTTCGGAGATGCTGTTATCAGCACCAAGGAAAGCAGCAGAGAGATTGAATTGAAGCGTTCCGTTAGGAATCTGAGTGTAACTCGAAAGCGGACTACCAGTAAGGCTTGTGGTAAAAGCGCGGGTAATTGCGTCGAAATCCGACGCAGGGTTGAGATTTATATTATCAGCAATACCAACATAATAACCTTCAAATTGGCTATTGATCGTGGTTTGGGCTTTGTCAAAGACAATGGCACCAGCACCTGCCATTGCAGTTAAAGCCCTTGCTTTAGTGGTATAGTCGGTGAGAATTGATGCGGTGGAACTCCAATTAAAGAGTGTTCCTTCCATGGCTTGTGCAAATTCCGATTCCGTGAGAGTCACCTTAATAGGTGCCCCAAGGAAATATGTTCCAGCGGAAATATTGAGATTTGTCGTTGTGGTAGGTTCGTTAGCAGCAGCGGCGATAACGGGATAAATAAGGGCGGAATATTGCGTTCCAAAACCATCACCAGTTCCCGATCCATATGGAAGACGGAAAGTGTAGATGTTTGCAGGAGAATTTAATAATTCCCTTACAGTGTAATAGAAATAACGTTCTGCGCTATTGGTGGGGGTTCCATAGATTGCTTCCAGTTCATCTCTAGTAGTGATTTTGATCACCTCATCAGAATATCCTTGAGGTGCATAACCTGCTACGAAAATATTAGTCCCTACATTCGCCTGTGCGACGAGACTTAAATCTCTCTCAAAAATTTCTACTCCTGCCGAATTTATTGTGCGCGTTGCCATATTACTATTTAGCAATTCTTTCACAAAAATTTCATTAGCTATGAAATCGTCTGATTATATCTATCACATCCCAACAATTCTATGTGCATTTGGGAGAATACAAAAGTAAATCCAGATTCAATTTCCATTGATCCGTCTTCCTGCTGAGAGAATTCTAAGGAATCTACGCTGGTAACAAAAGATTTGGTATATTTGAATTGTATTACCTTATTATCATACTCATCTAAACCATACATCGTAATATCCGTCTGGTAATCCGAAAAATTGCCATCCACTATGATACCCTTTTCATTAAATTGACCCGTCTTTTGGTCATGTTGGAGATTCAGCCATTGATAAATTGCCCAATAATTATTATATCCACTATCTACCTTGAATTTGACGTTTACGGGAGGATATGGGTCTTTGCTATGGCTGGAAACATAAAGAGTATCTCCCGCATATCGGGCGGCAACCGCTTTGATTGTCAAACCCGGAACCATCGTTCCATAGATGCTGAATTGCACACTATCTGGAATAATCGTGTTATCATTCCTTGTATAATTGGATTGTATTTTTTTAAGAATTGGGGGTAAATCGAAAACGAGAAGGAATTTATCCTTCCTGCTGCGATTTAGAAAGCTTTGGACGACTTCTTGTGGCATGTGATTATTTAACACTAAATATTATAATGATAAAATATTCTGAATATTTCAAATTATGGGAATCGTCTTCAAATACTATTGATATCCCATATATCATAGGCGATCAATATACAGCGGGGAGACATTCTTTTGGAGATGAAGCTGAAACACCAGCAAAAGACCCCGCAAAATTTATAACTCCGACAATAGTATATAATGCGGATTGTTTGAAACAATTACTTGATAAATACGATGTTGATATTATCAATGTTGTTTACAAAAGATATGATTGGGGAAGTTACCACGAAAGGCAATTATATTGCCAAGCCCATTTACAAATATCGGAACCCGCCGATATAGACGATTATCATGGGATGATTGACGAATTGGAAAATTGTAAAATTGAAGATGATTACTACTTTCCGTTAGACAACCATAGAGCTAGAAGCACTGGTTATGATATACAAACAACCCAATTTACTAATTTTGATGATATTTTAAAGAATTGGCAGGATATGGTGAAAGATTCTAAAATAAAAATACAAACAGGATCATCAGAGGATTTTTGGAAAAGAAAAATTTTAGACGCGCAAATGTCGATGAAAAAAGATTATGATGGGGATTGATTTTAAATTTTAACCAAAATATTTATCCATTGCTGCCCATTGATCGGAAGAGATATTCCTTTCAGGATTGGAGAACACCGAATGATCAGGTAATTCCCATCCCGCAGCTTCCAACTCTGCCATATCATTCATCATCGTGGAACCCGATCCTCCAAAAAGCATGGGGGATAGATTGGAGTGTTCAATCTTGGCAACCTCTTCATTGGTGTATATAGATGTGGATGATTTGTATTGGTGAAGCCCCTGATCAATTGGTTTGATAACAAGAGGTTTATCACAATCGTCCAAGGCTTCAACTTCAAAATATAATTCCGTGATGTCCTTATAAAGTGCCATCAATGCCCACACGAATGCCATCACACGGTCATCATGTTCCCCGTTTTTTGCTTTCCAAGAGCCATTGGGGTATCGCACAAATGTCTTAAACTCTTTCAGGGTGTCAATATTGCGAAATGTTATGGATTGCGCTTCATTGACAAAATATCTTTGGTTCTCCACTGCTTTGTATTTGGTATTCATGTGGGAGATCATACCATTCTGTTTGTTCTTATGTGCTTCCTTGGCACCCCAAGACACAAGGTTCTGATACATATGTGTATTTGCCAGAGTATCACATACTCCCGTTCCTTGATTATTACGCTCAATTAACAATAAAGGATTTCCCCAATTTCCACAAACATCCACCACTTCATTGGTAAATTCAGATGGTCCTTTTGTATTTGTCCAATATTCCGCAACTTGTATGATTTCCTTGGGATTGGTGACATCCAGAATTTGGAGAACTGATGCATCCAACCCAACACCTTCGGAAACGTCTCCTCCAATGACATATATTTTTTCAGGATCGTATTCTTCCCATATTTTATAAGCACCTTCTTTGAGAACATGTTTGGGATCGCGGCATTCATTTTTAAGACGGTCAAACAAGGCTTCATCAATGGATTGTTGACTATTATCTAAGAAAACATTTCCAAATTCTTGTTGGAAAGATTCAAAAGAACCAAGAGCCTTAATTTGTTTTTGTTTCCATTCTTCGTCACGACCCGGAATCTCATCCCATTCAATCCTCAATGGATTGAATCCATTCTCACCTTTTACAGCACCAGTA